TCTGACATTGACGACTTCATCTCAAAGTTGCGTGGCTATACTGACTGTGAACAGTGGTTCGGTTTCTCGGATGAATTCATTCAAGCGCTCATCGGCGTTATTGCCTCATCTAAACGAAATTTTGGTATCGCAATCGAGCGCTTCAAAATGCTGCCGTTTGAGTTTGCCTTAGAGGATGTTCCTGTTGAGTTGGCAAAACGTATGGTTCAGAAACTTGATGTTAAGAAAGAAAACCCGATGATCTGTGACTGCTGTTTTGCAGGACCTACTTTGCTTAAGCAAGTTAAAGCCGTCTATCCGAACGCAAAGCTGTTTGCCGTCATTCCGAAAGACGCTCATAAGTTACATGCAATCGCTCGAAAGGAACTTGCTGGAGTTAATATTATTGAGGAATTGTCTATGAACTTTGACCACATTATTATGAATCCACCTTATGACGGCTCATTGCACTTAAAGATCCTCAGAGAAGCGATGAAGCATTCTGATGACATTGTAAATCTCAGTCCGATTAGATGGCTGCAAGACCCTCTTGCTGAATATAAAAAGAATAGCGATTGGGAACGATTTGCTGATATAAGGGAAAGGATAGAGTCGCTTGACGTTATAAGTGCAAAAACAGCCACTCAACTTTTCGGCGCTGTCTTTGGCACAGACTTGGGAATATATAAGCTTAACAACAAAGGTGGCTTTGATGTATCATCACTTAAAAATGATTTAATAGTTAAACTTATACCAAAGTTTGTTAAAAATGGCGTCATTAAAGATGCGCCAAAAGAAAAACTTGTTAAGTTTACTTTTCCTGAAATACATGGCCATGTTGGTACTTACGATTGGGCTGAAGTTACTTCTCGTGTTTGGAACATTGCAAATAAGGTTGAACCTGATGGGAAGCGTCTTACAATAAGCTTTGACACAAATGAAGAATGTGAAAACTTTTATAAGTCGCTGTTCACAAACTTTTATAAGTATATCATAAGCAACATGAGATGCAATCAGAAAGTGACTGAGCTGTTTAGGACACTGCCTTTTATGCCCACATATAAGCATCCTTGGACTGACGATATGCTATACAAATATTTTGGACTTACAGATGATGAGATAAAAATCATCGAGAATGAAATATAAGGGGACTTTTTATGAAAAGGCAGACTATCATATAAACAGTCCGCTTTTTGCGCTTGCTAATATTTATGGAAATGAAAGACTATGTTAAAAAGATTATTTTTGTTACTTTGTGCATTTACTCTATTGTCATCACATTGCTTTACTCAGTCACTGTCTCTAGCAGACCAGCTGTTGAAGGAAGCGGAGAACTTGACTATTATAGGCAGCAATATGAACAATCAATCTCAACGCTTGAGCAATGTAGAAATGAAATCGGAAGCATTAGAGAAGAACTTGATGGAAATGCAGACGGAATATTTGAAGTTGCAGAGCGACTACGTAAAATCGCAGAGGGAGTTAAAAATCTGGAAGACATTATCAATAGTTGGGATAACGGCTGTAGTGACAGCGGGAACGACAGTAGTCATAATGAAAAGGCGGTAAACGAAAATGCCGAAGAATGACGGAAGAACAACTGGAAAGAATGGAAAAGGCCTTGGAGTTGGAAAACGCAAAGGTGACAAATCGACAAGAAACCCTGGCGCTTTTACGTCAGAGAAAGCAAAAGAACTAAGAGAGAAAGACGACCCAGTAAAGAAAGCTGCAGGTGGCGCAAAACAGTCAGTAACAAAAGCTGCTAAAAGTACATTGAATAGAGTCACAACAGAGACACAAGACTATTTACGTGAGCAGCTGCTTATGCCAGACGAGAATGGCCACATATATGTTCATGACTTCATTAGTTCATTTTTGAAAGAAGCAAAAGGAAATCCAAACAGTAGAGCAGCAGCTTTCTTAGCGCAGTCAATGTTTACTCCAGATTTGCTTACAAAACTTGACAGTGATGTTAACAGACAAATGGCTAAAGACGCTGACTTTTTGATTTACCGTATTAGAAACACACTTTACGATAAGCAGAAAGAAGTCTTTGACGACTTGATCTCAAGAACTATTGAATGCATCTGCACAAGACGCGCTGGAAAAACAGAGTTGGTTGCTCGTCTATTGGTAAGAGAAGCTGCTAAGCCAGCATATATGACGCCTGTTGGAAAGCCGCTAGACAGAAGTGCAATATATCTTAACAGATCATTTGATAATGCAGTCTCACAGATGGGAAAACCTGTTACAGCGTTGCTTGACTCTTTGGATATAAAATATGAAGGGAGTCCTGGCTCAGGTAAAATCACATTAGCAACGGGCGGCACTATAACTTTTGGTGGCTACAACAATAAAGGCGATATAGACAAGTTCCGTGGAGAGCACTATAGTTTAGTCGCTATTGATGAGATTTCTCACTTGAGAAACCCACGCGTTTTAATGGAAGAAACTTTGGAGCCAGCGTTAACAGACTACGGCCCAGAAGGCCACATCATAATGACTGGAACGCCACCAAGAACAAAGAAATGTTTTGCTTATGAACAGTGGCACAACCCAAACATAAAGCACTATCATTGGTCATTTATGGACAACCCATACATACCAAACAAAGACGAAGTCATTGCGCAAGTTTGTAAAGAGCACAACGTAACAGTTGACGCGCCGTTCGTGCAGCGTGAGTACTTTGGAAATACTGAAGCGTTTGATGTTGACGCAATGACGTTTAGAGGCTACAAGACAACGAAGACGCCACCAAATGGCACTTTTGATAGAGCGTATGTTGGCGTGGATTGGGGCTTTAATGACGAAGCAGCGATTGTCTCATTTTTAGTTAAAGGCAAGCAACTTTTACCTGTTGAAGAATGGCACATGCCAAAGCAGTCTATTTCGACAATATGTAATGAAGTCAGAAGACAATATGAAATACTTAAAAAGTATGGACTAGCTTATGAACCAGAAATAATATGCGACACAAACGAAAAGTCGGCCGTTTATGAACTTTCTGTAACTTATGGCCTGCCTAATGTTTACTGTGCATATAAGTACAACAAAGACATGGCGATTGAACAGCTTGCTGAATGGTTAAGAACAGACAAAATCTTCGTAAAAGAGAACGGCTATTTGGCTGAAGAATGTGAAACAGTTTTATGGAAACGTGACGAAGAAACAGATGAAATAAAGCACGAAATAGATGACGACATCTACCACCCGAACGGCCTAATGGCGTTGCTTTACATATCAAGACAATATGCTTTTGATGTGCTAGGCTACGACGGTTGCGAAGCGACAAATATAAAGGAAGACGAAGAATAAATGGCATTACAAGATACATTCAAATCATTGGCAAACAACAGCTGTTTAGCTTTAGTTTACAGCTATTACTTGAGCCCTTATGCGTTGAGATCACAACATATGATTAACGTAATAATGGGTTGGAGAAAGGACTTTATTGATGATGAGTGCACTGTAGTCAAACCAGAAGACTACTTGAATCTTATTGACAACATGCACCGTAAGTTTAAGGTTGAGACAGTAATAGGCGAGCCTCCTATGGACGGAAAAGCTTACCCAGTAATGTACTCAAAGAATGAAGGCAAAACTGGCCACTTTGTACTTATGAGAAACGGACGCATTATATTTGACCCACTTGATTACAGTACTAACGTCAAAATGGGCAAAATATACTCATACCGTAAGATCACCGTTTGCTAATATTTTTGGAAAAAGAAATATGAAAAACTCATTGCAAATACTTATCAACGGCTCAAGGGACCTTAACCCAACTCAAAAAGTTGCTTTACTGAATGCTATTAGAACTGGCAACATTCATTATGTAAAGATCTTAATACAGCATTTACCAGCAACTACAAGAGCTTTGATTTTGAGAGGAATATAATAATGGCTAAGACTATTAATGACATTAAGACAGGACTTTCTAATACTTTGGATAAGATAAGCAACAGTAAAGTTGCGCAAGGCATTAAGAAAGTTCAAGAATGGGATAAAAAGGCTGGCGACTTCTATCGTGAACACTCTTTGCAAGGCGCTATTGCAAAGAAAGGCGAGGAAGCGCGTGAGAAGTTTGACAACACAAAAGCTGGCCAACTAATGAATAAAGCAGGCGAGTTCATTAATGAGCACAACCTTGCTGGTAAAGCTGGACAAGCATTAGGCGAAGCAATGAATGGCAGTAGAACAGCTGCGCCTGCTGAAAGTGAAGCACCAGTGCAGACTGATTCACCTCTTGGCGGCTATGACTGGAAAACACGCATTGCAAACAGAGCAGCAACAGATGACGACATTAGAACAGCTTATGATGAATACATGAAAGGCAACTACACGCCTGGCCCAGCAACAATGGCTGAGTTTGAGAAAATGGGATTGAAACCAAAAGAAGGACAAACAGCAGTAGACAATCCTGAAGTTGCTCAAGAACAGGCAACTGAGCAGCAGCCAGAACAAGTTGCAGAACAGCCTGTTGAACAGCCACAAACTGAAGTTCCAGTAGAACAGCCAGAGACAAATGTTGATGGCACAGAAACAGTCGTAGCTCCAGAAGAGGCCGAACAAGTTAAAGAAGAGCTTGAACAGCAAGGCTTCGACTTCAACAAATATAGAGAAGACTTGATTAATGACATGACAGCTGGCGACGAACAAGCTAAAGAAAACATTAAAGGCATTTTTGACGCCTATAAAAAAGGCTTGATTGACCCAGCAACAAAAAACTATTTCATCATTGACGCTCTTGCTAAAACAGCTGCCAACATTGGCAACACTATGCAGGACGCAATACAGAACAGCACATGGCAGTCAACAAGATCAGGACAAGTACAGAACACAGCAATGGAAACGCCTGAATGGAACAACTACTTGAAAGAAAACTGGGCAAAAGCACAGGAACTTAAATGGGAAGGCAAATCACAAGCACAGAAAGCTCACATTGAGGCCAACTCAAAAGTTTTGGAAGAGATTGACTCAGCCAACTTTAAGCTTAACACACTTCCTATGCTTCAAGAAAGTTCAAGTCTCAAACAAATAATGAAAGGCGACCCAAAAGAAGCCGCACAGACACTGCAAGTTATGTCCTTTGCAGGTGGCGACAAACCAATGACAGCCGAAGACTTGGCAAATATGGTTGACGCTTCAGGTTCAATGAACGGCTTCCAAAAATCACAAGAAATGGCTTATAAGACGCTTTGTGACACACACAGAATGAATGACGCACTTTATGTTTATCAGCAGACAGAGAACGCAAATCAGCAAGCATTGATTGACTTAGATAAGCAGCTTAAAGAAGGCCAAATCACAAAGCAGAAATACGACGCTGAAAAGTCAAGACTAGACAACGTAATGAAAGCAAATGAAAACGCTTTCTTTGAAGCAACAAAGAACTTCAAGATCGATAGAGAAAAAGCTGCCTTGATGAATGACAAATATGGCGCAACGAACTTCACACTGAACGGCAACTTCACTATGTTTGGAAAAGGCTTGACAGCTGGCGCAACAGTAAATGGCGCAACTTTGGCTAACATAGGCATCGACATCGAAGACGCTATTAAAAATGGATTAGTTACAGCCTCAAAATAAAAGGAAATAAACATGCACTTGAACTACATTATTGATGAAAACGACATTGAATCACAGAAAGCTTTGAACGATGTAACTAAAGATGCACCCAAGCCGGAAGTTGTAAGCGACATGCAAGCAACTTTAGCACGTGTTCTGCAATCGCAGACGCCGCCAATGGCAGAAGGTGGCAACACCGCTCAAGCGATAAATCAAAGCTCAATGTGGCAATAAAAGGAAGACTACATGCTTTCAAAAGATAAGACAATAAGCAGAATAAGTACGCTAACCAGCAATAATGGTCTGCGCTATCAGAAAATGACACGCAACTACCGTTTATATTGCTGGAGTCCGACTTTAACATTAGACGATATTAAATCTAATCAAGTGTCGGGCTACTATGCGTTAGGAACATATGAAGGCGAAGAGAATACCAGCTCAATACAGGAAAACGTAATCCGTTCTTGTACTGACACATTGGTTAGTAAAATCGCTTCACAGAAAGTGCGCCCGTTCTTCAACACAATCCAAGGTTCATTCAAAGACATTAAGATTGCAAAGCAAGCACAACAGTTCTTTGACATCTATTTTGATGAGCAGAACGTAAATAAAATCGTAAGCTTAGCATTCAAAGACGCTTGTATATGTGGCGAAGGCTGGATTTATATTGACGAAGACGACAACTACAACATCAAGAAAGTCAATCCTTGGCAAGTTTATGCTGACCCAACAGAAATCAACTATGGCCGCCTAACACGAATCGTTTACAAACAGAAACAGTACCCAACTTCATTGCTTGACTTCGATTGTAAAGGTTACGAGAATGTAACTAAAGTTGACTACTATGATGTAATAAGTCATCAGCATACTATTTACATTCCTGAGCTCAACATTGTAAAGAACAAGCAATATAACGGAACAAAAGTGCCTTTCATATCATTGCACTATAGCGCTCCTGTGGTTGGTAACGCATGTGATTCAGTTGCGGATTTGCTTTATGGCATTCAAATGAACATTGATGCTATATTGAGAAAAGTTGGCGACGCTGCTATTTTGAATCCTGCGCTGACATTCTTTATTCCTGACGGCTCACAAATAAAAGCAAAACAGTTAGACAACAGAGTTGGTAACGTCATAACTTATAAACCAACTCCAAACATGACATCGTCACCAGTAACAACTGCAACACCAGCTTTTATCGACCCATCGTACATGGCGCTATTGCAACAGTTAAAGCAAGACGCCTACGAGATGATTGGCATTTCACAACTGTCTGCAACATCACAGAAGCCACAAGGACTAAACAGTGGCGTAGCATTGCAGTCAATGGAAAACATTGAATCGGACCGTTTTGAAACACAGTTAAACTCTGTAATAAGAGCTTATGTTGACTTGACAAAACTTTATATGGACATTGTGCCCGAAGACGTAGACATATTGCCAACAGACAGAGTAAGAGAAGAGCTTACATGGGCTGACATCAAATCAGCAACAAAACAGATGAACATACAGTATAGCGGCGCAAACGCTTTGAGTAAAGACCCAGAAACTAAACTCAAACAGTTGCAGATGTTACAGCAAGCTGGTATAGTTCCTCGCGCAAGGATTGCAACATTGATGGAAGTGCCTGACCTTGAAGCTGGTTACTCTGTTGCTAACAACGCTCTTAACGCTACATTGGCAATCATTGACGACTGTATTCAGAAAGACACTTACGAAGTTCCAGCATGGATTCCACAAGACTTATTGAAAGAAGAGATTTTGAACACTATGCTTTCTCTTACAGCTGCTGACAACGAAGGCAACAGAGAAGACATAATGAAACTCAAACGTCTCTATGAAGTCGTTATGCAGGGTATGCAGTTTGTTGAAGGACAGCTTCAAATGCAGCAAGCAACTGAGCAGATGGAACAGATTAATGACGACCAAGCTCAACAGAATCAAATGATGGCAAACACAAACCAAGCTTTAGCAAATGACATTCAGTCACGTGCTAATATCAACGAGCAGGCAGCTGCTCCGATGAACGGACAAATACAACAATAAGGATAGAAGATTATGGCAGATTTTAATAACGATGACGAGGCAATCCAGTACATTTTGGACTATGTAAAAGGATTGCATGACTTGACAAAACAAACACTTGACCGTGTAGACGCTATGGAGAATGTTCTTTTCAAGGAAATCCTTGAGCCGGCACAGAAGCTTTCTGACGACTATGAAAGAGGCGTTAGACATGACGCTTTCATGGAAAAACATGGCGAGCAGCTCCGTGGATTCAACGACAAGCTTAAAGCTATTGAAGGCGACGACTTTGACTTAGCTGAAAACACATTCAAAGACTACGATGAGTCAGACCACTCTATTGCAGAAGACGAATATGTTGCAGCTCTTATTGCAAAGGTACAGGCACAGCTTGACAAGATTACAGCTGCTTTTGGTGGCGGCAACGTTGAGATCGAAGCTAAAGACGAAGACAAAGATGGCAACGCATCAGAAGTCACTGTTGAAACAGATAAAGACAACAATGGTGAAGGCGATACTGAAGAAGTAAAGGCTGTTGATGTTGAGGAAAAAGCTGACGAGGAAAACAAAGAGCCAGAAGAAGTCGTAGCCGAGGAAACAAAAGAAGAGGACAAGCCTGCTGAAACCGAAGAGGAAATCGTTGACGATGAAGCTGTTGAAGCAGAGACTGACACTCCAGAAGAAATCGAAGCGTTGATTAAGGAACTTGAGGAAGAGAAAGCTAAAGAAGACGCAAGAGGCTAAAATAAATGGCTACTAAGATTGCAAACTTAATGAAAAAGTTCTTCGAGAATCCAATCACAATGGCTTTTGAAGCAGTGCTTATCATTGTGATGGTATTCTTTCTATTAAAGGCAGGAATAACAGCGTCATCTATTGAGCAGGTAACAATGCTTTTAGTTGCTATTACTGGACTTATTGATGGTGGCGCAACATTCTTTACAGCTTTAATGGAAAAGCAGAAGAAACTTTTAGAAGGGAAAGACAATGGGCAAGAAAAATGAGGCAAAAGCGGAAAGTGCTGGCGCATCAGCTGCAAGAGAAAGATTTCAGCAGCTTTCTGACCAGTACCAACAGTCAGTTGAGAAATATAAGCAGCAGACTCAGGAGTTCTCCAACCTTGTTAATCAGAACACTGGTTTGCAAGGATACCAAAAATCATTAGACGCAGCAGCTGAACAAGCTGGAAGAATGAGTTCATCACAAGCTCAAGCAGCTGCTAATCAAGCACAACAAGCTGGTAGAGCGTCAGGAATGAGTAAAGCAGCCGCTGCTATGAATGCTATGAACGCAGCAGGCAATACATATGCACAGGCTTATGGACAAAACCAGCAAGCACAGCAGAATCAAGTTGCTCAACAGCTCAACAACCAAGTATCCGGACAAGGACAAGCTTTACAGGCTTCAGGACAAGGTTTATCAGCACAAGCACAAGGTGTAAACATGCAGAATCAAGCTCTTCAAAACGAATGGCAGCGTGACCAGTTGCAGAAAGAAGCTGATGACTATAATAAGAAAAACAGTTGGCAGGCCAAACTAGGAAACGCGCTGAAAGGTGCAGCTAGTGGAGCAGCTGGTGGTGCGGCGTTAGGACCGTGGGGCGCTCTTGCTGGTGGCGTAGTTGGCGGCTTAGGCGGAGCTTTATCGGTATGATTGCACAGAAGAAAACAGAAACTATTGGTGGCGTTGACACTCCAGTTTTGAAAGTGTTGGCGTCAAATGGAACAAGAACATGGGTTGGCACAGAAGACGCTCTTAACGCAGCTATTGCTAATGGAGAAATAAAGCCGGGAACTGTTGCTGATACATATGTTGACGCTCAAGACTTAAAAGAAGATTACAATCTTGACTATTCAACAGAAGAAAAAGACACCGGCATGAAATGGATTGACGGGAAACCGATTTATAGAAAAGTCTTTTCGACTAACATCTTAGTGCCAACAGGACAAACTGAAGGCGCTTTCCCAGGTTCATTGATAAGTGGACTGTCAACAGTAGTAAATCTTTATGGCTATATACTTGCAAACAACAACTTCTACTACCCACTAAACTATTATCAAAATGATGCTGAGTCAAAGGCGTTTACCACATATAGACCTTTACAAGGCGTCGTTACTGTAACCAGCTTCTTTAGACTTGTTGACAGACCTGCTTACTGTGTGCTAGAATATACAAAGAGCTAAAGCTTAATCAGTAAGGTACAGTCTTGTGCTAATATTTATGTAAAAGACAATAAGATTTGCTCGTGCAGTTCTGCTATGAAAAAACGCAGCTACGAGAAACTTTATTGAAATATAAAGCAGAGAACTCAACTCTATAAAATAAGAGAAAGGAAAAACATTAATGGCTATTTCAACAAACCAGAACATCTTGAACATTCTCAAGATTTGGTACAGAGACAAAGTGGAGAACTTGCTTTTCCGCAACTCTCCTGTTCTCAAGAAAATCGAAAAAACACGCGTAGAAGGTAAAGTACAGTCATTCGCTGCTCTTTATGGCCGCGGTGGCGCAGTTGCTGCAAACTTCTTGACAGCACGTGCTAAAGCTGGACAGACATCAAGAAACGCCGAGTTCCAGGTAACTCCAGGCGACCTTTTCAGTGTGTACAACATGAATGCAAAAGAGGTTGCCGCTTCTCTTTCTAAGAAAGGCGCATTCATGAAGGTTGCTGGCAACAAACTTTTTGCTGCTACTGAAGCATTCCGCAAGACATTGGCTGCTACTCTTTATGGTACAGGCTTTGGCGAAGTTGGTTTGGTAGACACAGCATACGCTTTTGTTGCAAACACACCAATCGACATTACAATGACTGACGATGCGATAATCAAAATCGACATCGACTCTGACCTTGACGTTAAAGCTTCTGCAGCTTCAACAACAATCGAGACTACATTGACTGTAAACTCTATCAACGGAAATACAGTAAATGTAACTCCAGACAAGACATATACCGCAACTATTGGCGACTATCTCTGTTTGGCTGGTTCTATTGACGGCGCAGGTAAAGGCAAACTTCCTGTTGGTTTGGACGCATGGCTCCCTGTAGTTGCAACTCGTACAGGCGCAAACTGGACAGCATACATCACACAGACATTCTTCAATGTTAACCGTTCTGCTGCTCCTGAGCGTTTGGCTGGCTGCTACGTTGGTGGCGCTGCTGGTTCCAACAAACTTAACACTATACAGGATCTTTTGAGAAAGGTACGTAGACAGGGTTCAGCTGCTGACCTTATCGTAATGAACGATGAGGATTGGTTGGAAGTTTCAAAGTTGCTTGAGACTACAAACACATACTTCACACAGACAAGCGACAATGGTAAAAAGAAAGCTGTTAAAGGCTTCTCTGAGATCAACGTTGCATTCTCTACTTCATGGGTAGACAACGTTTACGACGACCCATACTGTCCAAAGAATAAGTTCTATATCTTGGATTCAGCTGCTGTTGAACTTTGGGCTTACACAAAGTCTGAAGCTGTAAGTGACGGCGTTGCTGACAACAACCCAGGAAAACAGGACGTTGAAGCACTTGAGGGACAGGCTAACGAAGGTAAACCTTATGGCTTGTTAATCGACGACTTCATCACTGTTCAGAGTGGACAGGCTGATAGCGATGGGCCGACTGTTGAAGTTACACTCCAGCTTTACGGTTCATTCGTAATCACAAACCCATCTGTTTGTGGCGTTGGCCTCTTTGACGCAACTGTTCCAACACTTGGTGTTTAATGACTAAGAATCCAGGGCAGGATGTAGTTGCCCTGGAAAGCTAAAAACGTAAAAAACTCCTTACTAAGCCGTTAGCGATTTTCGTTAGCGGCTTTTTATTTAATCTCCAGTATTGTTTTATCTATGTTTGTTTGCTAATATTTACGAAATGGCAAGTTTAGCTAAGACAAGAAACAAACTAGTAAAAATACCTTTTTATTATGCCAACAGGGCAGCAAAAGACTATTGTAGATTTTACCCCGAAGACATATGCTATCATTACAACAGTCTCTACCTTGTGCTGCAGACCGAAAAAGAAGTCAACAACGTCATTGTGTTCAATCATGGAAAACCAATGCCGCCGAAGCTGCTGATTAAAGTCATTTTGGAATGGCTAATCATACTTTATAAAATACACGGCATTGAGTTCATATCATTGTATAAAGAACACAAAGGCTGGTCAATAATGAAAAGATTTTTGACATTGCAAGACACTGAAGATAAAGACCAATACTACGCGTCTCTATCTGACAACATAACAACTTTAGAAGAGGTCATAAATGAGATATCTTTCACAGGACGATAACAGTCCAAATATCCCGCTTTCAACTCAAGAAGCTAAAGAAATAAATCAAGAGCTTATTGATTTAGGAAACGCTATTGCAGCTGTTGACAGCAAAGCTGACGCTAATGCAGCTGCTTTACAAGAATACAAAGATGAGACGTCATTAACAAAGCAGACATTAAACGCTAACGCTGTCTATTCTGCTGAGGTCACAGCCGACGACATCTCAACTCAGTCTATTGCTGCGACTAGTGGAAATATTTCAACATTAGAAAGCGCTACTGCAACTATTACTGACTTGGAAGCAGGCGACGCTGACATAACTAATGCTGAAATAACTAATGCTGACGTTGGAACATTAGAAGCAGATAATGCAACAGTCAACAACAAGTTGACAGCTGCTGAAGTTGAGACCACAACATTAACAGCGGCTAACGCTACTATTGCAAACTTGGTCATTGACGGCGCAACAATAACAACTTTCGACATTGACAGTGCAGACATTGACAATGACTTGACAGTTGGCGGCAAAATAACTGCTGACGAAGCTGACCTGAAAGCAATCGTCTCTGATGAAGCAACTATTGACTTGATTACATCTGATGCGGCTAAAATAACTCAAATGCAGGCATTCGACATTTTCTATAACGAAAACTATGTCGACATTGAGCCGGGCTATGAGCCGACTGACTTGTATAGAATCGTTGAGCTGCCTTACTTTAGAACAGGCGACTATTACCTAACATTGGTCAATCCTTATAGCAATAAAGTTCTTTGGTCAGTAATCGCTCACAACAACCACAACAACTACACAGTAAGCTACTCTAGAAAATCTACTGGCGACACTGGTGAGATATGGACAACTCCTGCTTTAGACGAGATGGTAGTTTATGACTACAACAAAGAATCGCCAAAACTTTATTTGAAGACTCACGTTGGTGGACGTCTTTACTGGCAGAATCAGTCGGAGAACCCTGCTGGCGCTCCTCGCACATACGCAACATATCCGTTTGACATTTCGTCATTCGGCGCTTTTGCTAAAAAATGTCTGCATAATGGCGCAACATGGTACACAAAACATATCGACATTGGCCGTGACCAATCAGCTGGCGGCGCGTCATTGTTCTTGACTCCTACAGATTGGAATAACGCAACTCGTACTAGTTCCGAGTTTAACGGCGAAGTTGACATCGACTGGCACTTCTACGTTCCTGACCAGTCATTGAACACAACTGACGAAGTTACATTCCGCAACTTGAGAATCAATCCTCTTGAAGGCAAATGGGTCTACAACTTTGAATACTCTCTTATGGGTATGGATCCTGAAGTAGTAACCAACGGACAGCTTAATCCTGCTCCAAACTTAGTTGAAACTGAAGAACTTTGCAAATGGGACGGTAAAGTTGGTATCGCAACTCCTGTAATAACTTCAACAAATGGTACGATTTACAGAGAAGAGGGCTACGAACAAGACCCACTTCATACAAACGTTTACTTACGCAAGCCGCGTGATGAGTACATGTATGTAGACTGGGGAACAAAGTACACAGTCAACAACATTGTTTCGGTAAGACGTAAATCAGATGGCGCAATCATAACTTCGAGCCCATGGATAACAGGCGAGTACATTGACCCAGACGGCGACTCATGGACAAGCTATAGATTTGTGTTCTATGACATTGACCCTGACGGCAGAGTTTACGAAGAATGGATAGAGAGAAATCCGTATACTGACCCAGAAGTTAAGCTGTTAGACAGTACTGTTGACGCCAACCTTTACATCAACTGCACTAGATTTAAGGAAAACTTTGACTATGGCGTAGTTGATTTCAATATGCCGACATTTGGCACATACAGCAACAGCATAACTCATTTAGGTGATGTTGTTGAAGGAAGATGGGACGCGGGAGACATTCATGTTCAAATAAAGAACGCTGCTATTGGCTCATCTGAACCAAACTACAACGGCACATTGACTGTTGACGGTGGCACATTGCTTCAAGACAATGTTCTTATACAAGACCAGAAAGACCCTCTCGATATAAAGAATGTTTCAAATGTTGATGTTTATGCTGACAATACAACATTAGAAGGCGACGAACTTTACATCAACAATACTGAAGTTGAGTCGACAAATGATAGACTTACAGTAACAGCTGAGAACGGCTATCTCACATTTGGTAAAGCTGCTTCTGGCGGAGATCCTGCAACTGGTGGGTTAAATCTTACAACTGAAAACGATTCGGCAATCCAATATAAAGGCGACACAAGCTTAATCATTGGTACAGACCCGAACAGCGAAGAAGATCATACTGGCAAACTTACAATCAACTATTCTGAAATCGAGTTGGTCGGCCACAAGAAAGACGTTAATGATGACGAAATACAAGATGAGTCGTCACTATTGATTAGAGACACTGTTCATATTGGTACTGAAACTGATAAGCACAATCTACACGTTCACGGCGCCCTATTTGCAGATGGCGTATCAATGTCGGGTAACTTAGGCGACAACATGCGTATTAGAAACACTGGAACAGTTGCTGACCCAGTACTTGCTGCTGTCTCTGAACCTTGTGCTGTTGAAGAGAGTGGAACATTGGTAACGGCTGACTCATTGGTTACAGCCGAAACTATAGGAAGTTGGAACGGTACAACTAACCCACATGAGACTACAGACCCTGACTACAACGTTGATGACAACTCATATCCTATTACAGAAATGGGCGACGATTCGACAATCCACGGTGATGTTCATATTGAAGCAACTGCCCAAATCGACAGCAACGTAACTATCGGCATTCCGGCAGATGATCCTGACCCTGCTGTTCCAGCTGATTTGTTAGTAACCGGAGACACAACTATTAATGGCGACGTTGCTATAGATGGAACATTGGAAGTTGGCAGCACATCACAGTTTAACGGCGACGTAACTATTGGTAAGGCTGCTGTTGGCGCTGACCCTGCTGTTCCGGCTGACTTAATCGTAAACGGCGACATCATACAGAATGGCGAAAACTTTGAAACTCATTTGGAACAGGTGTTCACGTCTAAAGACCATGTAATCTTACGTGAAGGACAAGTTGTTGGATTGGCTGCTGGCGAGCACGCTGGTTTGGAAATAAAGAACTACGACGGCAACGGTACTCAACTACATTTCTGCGTTGATAGTACTGGCTGGGGAAGAGTCGGAGACACAGACAGCAATGGCGATAGTCAGACTGTAACATACAGTTATGAGTACAATGACTATGGCTTGTATAAAGACACTGACCCATTGAGTCCGACATACGAACATTACTTCGACGACATTGGTCTTACTATTGAACATGTGTTCTATATTCCAACAGGCGCTGCTAACGTAACATACACTGACACAGCGGAAACTGACCCAGGAACAGGCGACCCAACTGGTAAGTACACTGTAACATTTGAGTATGAGCTTGACGGCAACTCATTGCAGAAGATCTTGACTATAGAAGACAGCCCAAGTGATACATCATTGCTTTACTGGGACGCTGTTGCTAAACAGGCTAGAACATTAATAAAGCCAGCTGGAACTGACTTGGCTGTTGTGCCAGTCTTTAATGGCGACCACGTTGAGTACAGAAAATATGAAGGTGGCGGTGGAACTGGCAACGGCTCAGTTTTTGTTGGAACAGCTGCTGAAATCGCTGCTGCTATTGCAATCCCGGAAGGCAGCCCTGGTTACTTACCACAAGGCGCAATAATCATACAGACAGATGCTGACGACACTTATCTTCACGGCGAAGACATAACACTTCCGTAAAAACAAGAGCAGCCCTAAAAAGGCTGCTTTTTGCTAATATAAATGGAGAATACAAAATGACTTGGCAAACATTAGTTGTCCCTCTGATTGAAGCTGTAATCTTTGCGTTGCCTGTGATTGCACTAATCCACAACTCTGGCAAACATCAGCAGAAAACAGAAGACGACATTAATCACTTAAGAGAACGACTTGAAGAACAAGATAAAAGAGCAAACGAAAGAATGGAAAAACTTGAGGCAAAACATGAGAACACTTTGATAACAGTAAGCGGCATACAAAGCTGCGTTGCTCGTGTGGAGTCAAAGTTGGACCTACTTATGAGCATGTATGAGTTACCAACCAAATAAGGAAAAATAAATGGCCAATAAGACATTTTACTTAGACAGAGACACTGACCCGCTTAATCCTGCACTAGAAGTTGCCAACAAAGACGAACTTATTAAAGTTTACGATGACGCATCTGATATGGAAAGCGACATTTCTAATATTGAAGACGATGAAATCGTAAGCTGCAAAGGCAACGACTATGAAGGCGTTCACGTTACTGACACAGTCTCGAATGGAAATCTTAACCCAGTAACATCAAACGCGGTCTATCAAGCAATAGACAACTTGACACAGTACAATCCAAACTATGTTTTGGGCGAAATAGACACTGGCGCAACATGGATTGATGGCAAACATATTTATAGAAGCGTAGTCAACTTTGGCGCATTACCAAGTGGCGGCGTTAAGTCTGTTAATCACGGAATAACAGGAATAGACACTATAGTAAACGTCAGAGGCATTACATATAACAGCTCAGGAAATACTTTTCCGTTGCCTTTTGTTAGTATGGTGGCTGTTAATGGCATTCTTTTTGCTGCAAACAAGACACAAGTAACTGTTGAGACTGGTACTGACAGAAGCAGCTATTCAACAACATATGCTTTCATTGAATACACAAAATCTGAATAATAAAAGGAAAAACATAAATGGGAAGATATTACATAGAAGAAGATCCTAACAACCCTGGCGTACTAATCAAGCGCTACATTGATGGCTCATACGTTCAGTACAACACAGCACCTATTGGAACAATCGAAATCTATGGTGGAACAACATTACCGCCTGGCTGGCTGTGGTGCAATGGTCAAGCTGTTTCAAGATCATATTACACATTCTTATTTTCAGCAATCGGAACGACATATGGTTCGGGCGACGGCAGCACAACATTTAATGTGCCAACGTTAAGCAACTTCCAGCCGAATATGCGCTTTATGATTAAGTCGGAGTCAACTATTGATGGACATTACTTAGGCATAAAAGGCGGCGGTGAAGAGTATGCAGACAATCCGTTAGGTACTATTCTTTCTTATGGCGGAACGACTGCTCCAGATGGTTGGTTCCTTTGTCATGGACAAGCATTGTCTCGTACTGAATACAGCGAACTATTTGCAGTCATTGGTACAAGTTTTGGTACTGGCGATGGTAGTACAACATTCAACTTGCCTGACTTGAGAGGTGAGTTCTTACGTGGCGCTGGAACAAACAGTCATAGTGGAGAAGGTAATGGTGGTACAGTTGGTCAGCATCAAGCCGCTACTCAAGTTCCAACATATGTCACGAGAAGAAATACTATGGTGACATATAACTACAGTGACCCTTCCGCGAACAACGCCGTTGTGAATGAAGACTCTAGAGTACTGTTGCCAGTTGCAAATGGCGTCGGTACGAATAATAGCTTAAGTGGAACAGACTATACAACTACAGCAAACTCGATAAGAGTCACTTCACGTCCGACCAACACATCAGTCAACTTTATCATTAAAGCTAAAAAAACAGCTGTGCCGATTGATATGATGAGCGCACTAAACAGCATTGTAAACTCAACAGTGTTGCCTGGAAACGGTACGCCTACCAAGTCATCAAAAAGTAGCAGTGGTTCAACATCAATAACTATTGACAAAACTGGCGCATATTTGGTAACCGCTGACTTTTTTGGAGTTTCAACAGCAGGCCAGCCTGCATTCGCTAGGTGCTCGGTACTAGGCACTACAGTTAGCTCTGTAGGCTGGGCAGGCATTGCAAACCCCGCTGGACAGGCAGTTTGTTTTAGTAATCTTACAGCTGGTCAGACAGTAACAGCAACTTTAACATTAACTGGCACATCTTTTGCAACTGATGGGCTAGTACTTAAAGCGTACTTGATTAAATAAAAATATGACGCTATAGGAACAATAGAATAAGGAAAAACAATGAATCCACGTTCATCAAAAGCAAACATATCATTTGAAGGCCGATTGGACCTGACAAGAAATAAAGTCGACATCAGTCAGTTTACTGATTTTGACGAAAAGAACAGTCCTATTTATGGCAACACATTGTCTCCGTTGTACAGCAAGAAAGTTGCTAATGAAAACTATGCGGTCTTCAACAGCAAAGGCGACAAGTTTACTTACATCAACAACATACTTTACAAAAATGACGTTGAAGTAATGAAAACAAAAGGCAACGGCTATTTCTCAATCAAAGAAGTCGAAGAGCCGAAGTACTGGGACACTTACGACATTTGGAATGGGCACACAGTAAAGTCAAAATATGAAAACGGTGTGGTACGCTATTACTACGACACGACAGAATATACTTGGGCCGCTTCTGGTTCAGCAAACAGCATAGTTGCGTGCCGTGCGAGAATACTTCCTAATGGTACGCCAATCATTGCTTACGTCTTTGCAACTCCGACAGCAAATCAGTATCAGTTTGTTTACTTGAGCAACAATGTAAAACAGAGCTACACTGGCAACACTGTCAGAGCACGTGTATACACAAATCAACGGCTTTCTGCCTCAAACGCTGGAACAGGAACGTTCGTACAAAACAGAAACGCTGCAATAACTGTCTCAAATGACAACCCAGTAGATCAAGACAAAGGGTTTCTTAATCCGTTAATACAAATCGCAAATCCACTGGAAAATGTTTATGTAGTTTCTTTTATCAGCAATCATGGCGGAAAAATAAACCCAAGAAATGAGCTGCGCTACTTCAACATCTTGAATAACAACGGAACATTTTATAATCATTTCAACATGAACTTGCAGCCAAGCTCAATCGTTGAAGTCCCTCACGAAAGATCTCTATCTCTTACACTTGCTCCAGCAATAACAAGAGAAGACAATACATCGATATGTTATGCTTACACAATACCTAGTGGCGACGCTGCATGGGACGCTGCACATCAAGCTGATGTTGGTAAATACTTCACAAGAGTTGGCCAAGGCGGAGCACTTGAAAATGAAATAGTCTTTGACGAAGGCTATAGTCCAACTTGGCAAAGCGATGTAACAGAGGGTGTTGCTCCAGACACCTATACAAAATACTCAATGTATCAGTATGACTATCACAATGACGTCTTAACAATAACAGCTTCAGCAAACGGTTTGGCTTCGGGCGACAGTTTAACAGTAAGACTAAACTATACGCCAAAAGTTAAGACACAAGGAACAAGAGAAAACTATACATTCAACAATAAGACATATCAGGTGTATGGCGACAATGCGCTAGAACTTTATACCAAAGTCTCTGACAACTATGTGCCTGTCTATAAAAAGAAGCTTATACCTAATAGCGGAAACGACCCTGAGATTTACTCAATAAATGACAAGCTTTCATATCAGTACCGTCCAAAATGGAACGCGGCTGTAGTTAATGACAGCTTCTTAGCAGAAGAGTCTAATCTCTATGTAAAGCTAGTCTCTGGCGCAACTGAAGGACTTACTTACCGTAAAGCAAGTTCTCCAAATATGAATATCCGCCGTGACATTCATTCTGACGTCGATAAAGACGGCAATCCAATAACTCCGGGAACAATATTGCCTTACGATGACTATCCTGTAGTTTACACAACTGAACAGGCATATCATGAAGCAACCGTTGGTGAGACATATAATGGCGTGGTAATAGCAACAGAAGAAGACACATATGAACTCGACCCGTACGGCGAGAAAATAGTTGCGGACGTTGCTTATTGGAAACAGATTTATGGCAGTCTCGATTTGTTGGTTCCAATGAACTATGATGACGTTCAAGTTGAAGTTGAACCTGGCGTCTTTGAATATGTAGACGTCGTTGAGAAATATCCAACAATAAATGGCGACACTCATAATGAAGTCAACGCCGACATTAAGTCGACTTTGTATAGAACATACTTTGAAATAGAAAATACAACAAGTTGGATAAATGGACAATCTGCTTACTTTAGCAACACATTTACATCAGCTTCATCAACAAACTGGACGTTTAGGTATGATGGAAACAACGTCGATGTGCTTGCAGCTACTTTGTGGAATGGATTCAATACAGCGCCAATAGCAACAGCAACTGTTGGTGGACAAGCAGCGCAGTCATTTACATTAGATACAATCAATGTAATGGGAACAACACCACTTGTTTGGGAGCACACATTTACTTGGACAACTACTCAAGCAGCTAATCAAGTTATAGTGCCAAACGTGGTTCTTGACGATGGGACATTCGTTTATGCGGGCTCTTTCTATGAAGGCAACTGTGTCTTCCCAATAAGTTCAATCTTCTCTTTCCAGGGAAGAGTTACACATATGACAAGTGCTGACACGTTTAGGTTTATCGCAACAGGCTTTTATAACACTGGTTCTGCTGCTGACCCTGGCTGTGTTCTAACAAGTACAATAGACATTGGCCCTTGCTATTATAGATCTGTCATTTCAATGACAAATGGAACAAACAGTACGTCAGGACAGGTTACTGGCTTGCAAGTTCTATATGACTCAGCTGCTGGAACATCTTTTGTTGACGCTGGTGGCCTTTCATCTGACGTAACATCAGGAACAGGCTGGACAACAGCCTTATTTTACAACTCACAAGGCTCAATAGCCGATTCTGGCGAAGGCAAATGGCGCTATCTTTACAACTCTGGCGGCTTGTTGTCTGGCTTGTCTTACGGTGAAAATGAATATATCGGAACACTGTTAGCTGAATGGAACAGCATTGCAGATGACAAATATGTTTATAGTGATGAAACACATTTAGGCTGGCACTCAACAGACGGCAAATGGTATGAAATAACAGAACATGTTAATGAGACTAATGCTGAAATCTCAATAATCTTTGACCGCTATGTTATAGTTCCGACAAACGGCTTCTGGAACTGTTATGACATTGAACGTGGAACGCCACTTCATTACGCAACTGACTTTAACAACCGTTGTTTAGCCGGAATAAATACAAATAAATATGGCAACTATATAGCGTTAGCAAATAGCGTATCATCTGGATTTGCTTTGAGCAAACTGTTTACATCAGGTATAAACAGTATGTATGAAGTATCAGGCGTTGCTATAACTTCACTTCAAGTTTCGCCACAGCCTTACATAAACATTGCAACTGGCTATGAAACATTTGTTTGGTGTAAAGCTGACTCAACATATCAGCCGCAAAGAATAGAAGTTTTTGCTGGAATCAACACAAACGCAACATCTGCTGAATATCAGTACTCTGTAATCTTCTATGGAACAACAAGTATAACGTTGAAGGACCCAAATCTTGTTGGCCTCAACTCACCTGTTGCAATCATGGCCGCGACTTACTACTCGCCCAACATATTTACGGAGTTCATTCATACTTACAACAACAAAGACTTGATTAAGAACGGACATTATGGCTATCCAATAGTTTACAATGAAACAACCCCGATTTTAAGTTATAGTTCAGGTAAGCAGATAAGTAACGCAGACGCTGTTTTTGTAATACAGTCTCAGTTCTATGCGCTAATCGGTGGCAAAATCGTATCAATAGTCTACGATGACTACACAGTCATTGGAATAGACGCAATCATTGACATAAGTGGTATGAAATACCTTGGCTACTTGCCAACAAAAGCATACTTCTGGAGTCCAGCAAACAAGTCATTGTACTCTTTCACTGGAGACGCCAACTTGTCTATGGAAATGGAAGCAAATGGAATAGGCGAAGTTTATGAGACTTTCTATAGTACACAGAAAGAAGCTTTGTTTATAGCAACTGACAAAGGCGTTTATGTAATATCTGACATACAACAGTATCACATTGACACGGGAGTAGTTAAGAACATCTGGTTCATCAATGACGGCTACTTTATTGCAGAAGATGTTGAGAATAAGCTTACATATTACTCATACGAAAAGGACTTAATCCCAGCTGCTGAAAATGAAAAAGTAGTCAGAGTGCCAGTAATAGTGGAGACAAAGTACTACGGCCCAGGAAATGGACAGCAAGTAAGCATAGACAAAGTATCAGTTCAGTTTAGAAGCGACGCCTTTGAAGAAGGCAACATTTACTTCAGCTGTTCAACTTTGACTGACATTGGTTTTAAGTCAGAAGAAAAGAAAATGCACATTAATGCAAACGACATCGACAAACTGACAAACTCGTTTATAATCAACTACTCGCCAAAATGGCAGAAAGGACAAGGCTTCAAAGTTAAGATTGTCTCTGACTATCCAATAGCGAGAATAACAGAGTCGATAACAGAAATGGTTGAGAATACTTCAACTAAGCATAATGTGTAAAAATCGCTAATATTTACAGGAAAGGATACAAAATGACATACACTTCTAGCGAACTCTTAGACAGAGCAAAAAACATCTGTGACTGTGGAAATACTGATTTTCTTTCTTATGAAGAAGCAGTCCAGTACATTAATGACGCATATAATGAAGTCTACCAAACAGCAATCAACAGAGGCGACGACTTTTGGGTTAAGTTCTTTAGCACAAACAGTCATATGACAGCGCTGCCTGCTGACTTCTACTCATTAAGAGCTGTTAAAGACAACAACGGCTACATGTATAAAAGACGTGCGCTGAATGCATCAGAAAATGAGCCGGGGTACAACATTATAAATGGCAAGCTTTTAATCTCTGGCTTGCATAATAACGCAGAAGTGTCGTACTATCCTTGCCCGAAGTTCATTACTTTGCAAAGAAAAGAGGAACAGATTGATGTTCCAAACGATTTCTCAGTAGAGAAACCATGGTCAATAAACGATGACTGGCTGGTTTACAGCAAAGACGTGATTGACGAAGAAGACCCTAGCGTAACTTATCATTACATTGAAATATACAATGTAAAAAACTACGAACTTAACGAGATTGAGATTCCATTTTTTCCAGTGAACATCATTTTGTCAAAGTCGTCAGTTTGGGTACAGTCCAACTTTGATGAATATGCCGAATACTATGAGTACAGCTTGTCAACTGGCGACCAGATTGCAGTTCATGCTAACACTAACTTTATGAAAACATACACTGGCTTGGTTAAAGAATGCAGCTTTGCAGAGATTGAGCCGACAGTCGACATTGAAGAAGACGACCACATTGCATGTCTTTTAGCCGCTCAAAATAAACTTTACTACGTTGGAACAAGTGGCAAACTTTATGAGTACGACAAAGAACATCAAGAAGCTTGGGTGATTGACACTGGTGTAGAGCCTATCTTGTCATATAGACCAGTTGACAACGAAGACGGCATACTTTACTATACAGATAAGCCAATGATCTTCAGCCGTGGATTCGATAAAGGCGGCAACGTTGATGAAATAAGACAGGAGATTGACTCCGACTATACAGACTTTATTGGTATGGGAAAAGACTACATCTATTACAGCGATGGCGTAAATGTTTACAAGAAAGGCAACCTTCCTGACGTTTGCTTTAACGTTCCAAACAACAGCTTTTACCAATGGATAAGTTACACTGTTGCAACAAAGCTGGTTTGCAAACAGGCCGGTGACCCTACTCTTTTCTCTGCTCAAAAAGAATCAGCAATGGCGGAATACTTTAATCAGTCTCAAGACCAATACATGGTTACAAGGATAACTAACGTTTACTAAAATAAGAGGAAAGACAAATGGCAGCTTTAGACAATCATGCAGATCATAAAAATCTTTGTCTTATTCCTGAGGACGCTGTACCTGGAACGCCTGAAAACTATCAAGCTGTAAACGCGTCATTGCTTATGTACTCTGGGAAGTGGAACCGTGAGTTTACTTTGTTAAATCAGCAAGCAGACGATTTAGTAAAGTCATCAAATGCGCTTAACGCTCAAACAGCCAACTTCAACAACAACTTATACCAAATATCGGCAGATCTTGATGCAATAATCGCTTACGTAAAAGCAAACCCAAACTATGGTGGATAAATAACATGATTTACCCAATGAGCATGAACCCTTCAGAAATAAATGCAACTATGGTTCGCATCGCTGATGAACATAATGCTGACATAGACATTATGACAGACCAAATAAATAAAATGAGAGCTTCTCAGCAAGAAATAAGCGACAGATTTGAGTCTCAGCAAAGAAGATGGGACAACTATCAAGCTTCTTACAAAGACACATTAAACGCTTTTTATGCGCAGACAGGGAAAGTTACAGAGAATGACTTATTGTCTATGCTTGATTGGTCTACTTTTTAACAAAGGAAAAACAAATGAAAGCAGTACTTTTAGTTCCAGAGACAGAGCGTGCTGGTTTAACAGGAAAGCCTCTTTTGAATAAACAAGGTATAGTGTCTTCAATAAAAGGCTCGTTTAGTGCTGGACAGAATGTAACAATGTGCAACTTAACTGGCATCAAAGCTAAGTTGCAAGAAGCTAATGAAGCAATACTTAAAGCAGAAAGCAACATCACTATTACAGACAGCGTCATTGAAAGAATAGAGAGTCAATCAGAACAGCTTGCTGTTACAACTTTAGGCGGAGACTATTGGTCACGTTGGCTTAGAAATGACATAAGTGATGAATACTCAAATGTTCAAATGATTGCTACAGCAAGCGCACTTGACAGGTCTCGTGAAAGACTTCTAGGAGAAAGTGTTGACGCTTACCCTCTTGAAAATGTGGCGTCTAGCATCATATTGCCACATGGATTTTGGCTTACTGAACACTTTCCGCCTGTTGCTGGTGTAATACCTAACTATAACAGCTATGCTTATACAAAGTCTTCTACAGACTACAAAGACAACTTTGGTTATAAAGTTTATATGGACGGCTACACAATAGGCATAAACAGGGTTTCAGGCCGCCCAGGAAATCAAAAAGTCTTTTATGGTCCTGTTCATAAAAACCAAGAAACAATAGTAAATCAGCGCAATCAATGTGTATTCGTTGCGCCTCTTCAAGAATACTGGTTCTACGAAGAGTCTCCCATGGGGGGTTATCGAAAAATACGCGGCGTTGACTACTACTGGAATCCAACAAGCGGCTACTCAAAATATATCTACTCAATGTTCTTGCCTAGTGGTGCTGCGGGCTCTTACTTCAGCTCAAACGTTGCAACAGCTTACTTAAATAGACGTCCGAATAGTCGCGGTCAAACAAAAACATATTTGGACACAGATGACGCAGATATAATAAGCATTGACTTACCTGTTGACGCTGAGGGAAAACTTACAACTGGGTCTCCACATCACTATGCCACTTTTTACTATACGCATACTTTTGCACGGTACGAAAGTCAAACCGGCGGTGGCGCTATCGGCCCCTATGCATATATATGGAACGGCCAAGACTATTGGGCCGCAAAATACGGTCTTGCAAGTCCTGATTGGTCTGTAGGTGGCGGCCCAGGGCCTTATCCAGTTGACCCTTACCAAGGTATAGACGAAAAACAAAGACGCTACATTTATGGGCTTTTTACAGAGAACGGAACAGTAGAACAAAGCAAGCAATATAACCTAACTACTTCTTTTTCAAAATACAACAAAAATCTTTATAATGTAAAGTCGACACAAATAGGCGGGCGTGTAATAGTAGCAACTTGGGTATGGAGAACAATCTTTAACTTCGAGCGCGGGATTTATGTAAGCTGTATGGTTCTTGTTCAATGCCAAGGCGAGAGTCAGCCAAGACTTTTGTTGGAAAGAGACTTAGTTCAGTACTATAACGGCTCAGGCGCTAAGGCAAAAACAGTTGAACAAGTCATATATAACTTCAACCCAAGTAAACAAATGGGCGATTTTCTAACGTCAAACAATAAAGGAAAAATAACAGAAATAATAATAAATACGTTTGATGAACATACAATAGACTATCGTGGAAATGTAAGAGAAAAAGACAATATGCTTGGAAATGAATATGTAAATACGGAAGTAACTTTCGACCAGTTCTATGCAGGTTACTAAAAAAACGGCCACAAATAAATGTGGCCGTACTTTTTATAAGGCTTCTTCTGAAAAATCAGTTACGCCCAACAAATGGTTGTTTTCGTCTATGTTAACTGAGAACTTAACAAGGTAGCACAAGTTTGTTACATACTCAGCGTCAAATACACGAGCAGCGCCAAAATATCTTATGCTATAATCTCCATACATCAAAATAGGCACTGACGGATCTGAACCTGTCATACGGAACTGTCCAGTCTCTAAAAACTCAATATGATTGAAGTCGTGGTACTGACAATGTTCAACGTGCAAGTTGAAGTCCCATTCTGCATTTACGCACTGTGGCTGATTTATAGAGTTACTGTTACTTGAAGTAACAGTCTGCTGCTCGACAGTTGTCTCATTTGTTGCTTCAACATTTGACGGTGGAATATAAGCAGCTCCACCAGCCCCGCCACCGCCGCCACCGCAAGAAACAAACAATACAGCAACAGCCAATACTACACTCAAAATAAATGTCTTTTTCATATTCATAATCTCCTTATCTTTCTGTAACAGTTACTTTGCTTAAAACGTCTTTCTGCATTTCAGCAAGTTTGTATTTGCAATAAAAACTTATAAGTTCTTGTTCTTCATGTGTAAAAAATGTAATAGGCAAGTCTTCGTCTTGCTGCTTTTTGTAAAGGCTTACCGCCAAATCCCATTTAGTCATTTTTGCTTCTCCTTTGCTTTCTCATCTTCAATGATTTGCTTTTTCATTTCAATCAACCTGTTGTACTCTTTCATCCATTTTGCAATGGGCTCGTACCCTTTACGCTTATATCTCATATGTAAGCGGCTCCAGATTTTATTGTCTTCTTTACTAAAGATCATTATTTTCCCCACATTATCAGCCAGCCGTCCCAGCATTTTACAAGGAATACTATATAGCAAGTGTTCCACTCTGGGTAAGTTAACGCCATTCCCATAAAGCAGCCAGATTCAGCCATATCCATTGCAGCGTCAACAGCTTCTGGATGTTGCTTATACATTTTGTGCAGCCGTTCTCTTGCAATCTCATCATATACTGGGCCAAGAATGTTTGATTTGAGGTTTGGATTAACCTCTGTCAATATCATATCCCTTACAACTTCAATAGTAAGCTCTGGGTCATTGTGCCAGTCAGTCTCATCGTCAATGATCTGCACAGCTGAGTTGCCATTGTCCAAAACGCGTTCTTGTGCGAAAAGTGCACAAGTTGTTGCGATAACCATAACAAAGCTTAAAAAGAATGCTCTCATTTTCATAATCAAAATCTCCTTACGATTTATTTAGATAGTTGCCGGTGTTAAACCGGCAGCCATTTTTTTTCTTTAGTTCAAACAGGTCCAGTCTAACCTGTAGCCAGCGTCCCACAAAACGCTTCTAACTTCCAAAGCGCTCAAATGCTCTGGCGCAAAGCGTTTACCGCGGATGTAAATAGTCGGTCCTTCATTGTCTTTCTCTGGCAAACGGTATTTAGCCGTTCTCGCTCTTCCAACCATCGATTTAAGGTAGTTGATTTCGTTTTCTCTTTCCATTGCGTTCTCCTATATGCTATTTAGTCGATTCTGTTGTTTATATTAACGCTTACTTTTCTTCTTCAGTAACTTGCTTCTCTGTTTCAATCAACTTGTCATACTCTCTTTAATGTTCTGCCCATCTTTTGAGATATGCTTCTCCCCTTTTCCTACGGGCTTCGCCTATCTTTCTTTTATGCTCTTCAGAAAGATGCTTTCTTGGTGGTTCCTTTTGAGGCACATCTGCGACATCTTTATATCTTCTTTTGAGTATGGCTTCGCCTATCTTTCTTTTATGCTCTTCAGAAAGATGCTTTCCTTTTTTAGCTTCACTTATTTTTCTATTGCGCTCTTCAGAAAAAAGTATATCGCCACCTCTACCGCCACCGCCATTTGCAATGTTATAGCAGTTTTCTACGCCGACTCTTTCACGTTCTCTTTTTATGTAAAAAGTCTCCATATCATCAATAGTTTCTTTGTTTCTAACGTTTTTGCATATGATCTCTTTCTTGAAGTTTTCAATACCATATTTTGCATATGCAGCTCTCAAAAGCACTCCAGACCCCATATAGCTATCATAAGGCGTTTCTCCATATATGTGCTGTCCAATATAAGTTTTTCCGTTTATAAGATTAGTTATTCTGTAAATACAATACATTGTTTTATACCCTCGTTCTATTTAGTTAAATGTTCTCAGAAAACTGGCCCGATTTTGATGATTTTACAAAAAGTTTTACATAGTAAAAAGCCCGCCATTTCTGACGGGCAAAGGAGAAATAAATATGAACGTATCAGTCTATAGTGTAGTCGTCTCCAGTAAACATTGGTGACAACCTCTTTGACTTATCTCTTTTAACAACAAGTCTAGTGTGGTCAGCTAACGTAATGTCAATGATTACGTCTTTAGCGTCTGCTGTGTCAATAATGTATTGCAAAAAGTCATAGTCCATTTTTTGAGACAGCAGTCTTTTACGCTGCTTTTCGTCATACTTTAACTTTTTGTAATATTGCAACGATTCTTTGAGTGCGCTCATTATTCAGTTACCTCGCTTATTTCAGCGTTAGGATTTTCAACCTTTTCTTGTTCGTCAGCAGCAACCAATCTATAAACAGTCTCGTTCTGTATTGCATCACCGACTGTTTTGAAAGGCAGTCTGCCATCTTCTCGAATCGCATGCAACGTTCCACTGTCATCGCAAATCAAATAGACAGCGTTATATTTTCCAACACACAATGCAATGTGCCCCGACAGGTCAGGCTCGCCTAAACCAAACATTTCACATAGTTTTTCATACCAGTCTTCGTTCTCGAAGATTTTGGCAAACTCTTCTACATTACGTTCTACCCAACGCCATTGCTTGTTGATAGACTTTATAAGCTTTTTGTCTTCACTGTGGTTCAATATGTAGTTACATATGACTAGTGAGCCATAGACATTTGAATACATACCCGATTCAAATCTCAAGTGCTTCAACATTTCCTTACTCATCTTTTTTGTCTTCGAACTCATGCTCTTTTACCTCTATTCCTTTTGTATATTCTTCATAGCTAAACGTTTCACGGTCTTGCTGAATCGCTTGCTTTGACTGTAAAGCTCGTTTGCATGGCCAGTACCCAAACGCAGACAGCGATTGAGGTCTTGCGCCTTTTATAATCTTTTCGAAGATTTCTAATGTTGCCTCACCTATGCGAAGTTCCATTATCTCTTCATTCATATTCAGTCCACGCAACAAAGCTTTACATTGATTATGACAATAGTTGTCTACCAAGTAATACAACTTGTTGCGGTTCTTCTGAACGTTAAGGTCTGTGTTTAGAACGTCCTGAAGTTCTTGCTCTGCTTTGTTCTTATCAAAAGTTATATTATCTGCCATCTTATTCTAAGTTTTGACTCTGGTTTGTTAAACGAAGCAATGTAAGCATCAAGATTCAACTTTGAAGTATAGTCGGCTGTTCTTAACAACATTAAATCAAAGACGCTAAATCTTCCAACATTCTCTATGTGGTAATATAGCGTGCCGATTGAACATTCACAAGGCTCATATCTTTTCAGCTTCATTAAGTCTTCTTTTCTTACTCTTACTGTCAATGTCTTTGGCACAGGAGAGTTTACTGGGTCCTCGTACCAAATCTTTAGTCTATCCTCTACTTCTTTGTTTAATCTTACTCTCTGTTTTCTTGTTCGTGCCATTTTATTTTTCTTCCTTTCTAATAATCATACCCGGTACAAATCCCTCTGGACAATCATAAGATCTTACATTAACTAAACCATTGTTAAACCAATGCTTACCTTTATTTAGTATACTAAGTTTTTTATAAGAACTCTTTTGTTTTTCAGTAACATTTTTATAAATCTTAAACCTTTCAAGCTCGCCGTCTTCAAAAGCACTGAAGATCCCATTGACAAGATCATATCTACCGTCTCTAGCAAAACATCTAAACATAAGAGTTGTCTTTATCATGTACTTTTTCTCATTATCATCTTCTACATCAGACAATCTTACGTTAAAAATACGCTCTGTTGCTTCATAGTATTCTTTCTTAACCCAATAGTCATTACAAATCGGTGTGGCCATTTGAAGATAAGGCTCATACTGTATGGACCCACTAAAGATCTGCCCGCCCATTCTGGTTACATTTGCTCTTGAACTAGACACCTCAAGGGTTTTGACATTAATGTAAGGAACATCATATTTTTTTGTTGCTGCTCTAACTTTGTCAATATGACCTTGACTTTGTTTCTTTCCTTTAAGTGACTTATTGTACTCTGTCAAGTGAGGCGTTTTCTTAAGCTCTCTCATATCTTTTGCAATAAGAAGGGCAGTTTCATCACTTATTTTTGATAAACCTTTTTTTGCTAAAAATCTAACAGGAAGTGCTGTTCTATTTCTAAAGCCTTTCTTTGTGCATTTCCAAAGATAATAATGAACTAAAAAATGTTCGCCATAAGATAAAGAAACTAAGTTATCTTTATCATTATCATCAGGTTTATTCTCTAGTCTAGAAAATGATCTCATAAACTTATGATGAAGTTCTCGGCCCTTTATTTGCTTCTTAGGCCAATGCTCATTTTGCTTATAAACATCTTGAATCATTTCCCAGTACTTCGAGTCTGTTTCAAAATACAAGTCCCATTGATGATTCGCCATTTAATGTCTCCCATCTTTCCACATGTCGTCGCCAAAAAACGTTATGTATAGCACAAATACCAACATTGCACAGAATGCAGCAGTTAAAAAATGTCCTGTTATCATATTATGTTCTCCCTTAAAAGATTCGTTGTCCTATTGTCTCAACAATACAGTCTTTATTATTTAGCTGTATGAAGTCGTCTGTAACTTCAAAAGCTTTGTTCAGCTCGTATTTCCCATATTTCTCATTGTAAAATATAAACATCCATGTGCGGGTGCTGCCATCAACAAATATGTCTCGGAACAAAAATCCAAAGCTAGTCTTCACTCATAAACTCCTCGAAGGCTTCTTTCATGATTTTTTCTCTGTTACAGTCTTCGCAAATGTTTCTTACAATAGTCGTCTTTTCGGTCTGTTCGTTATAAATGACTGTGCCATCAAACTTTTTGCCACAGTTCTCACATTTCAATGTCCATGTTACAATCATTATATTATTTCTCCTATTACATCAATGACGCCTTCAACATCGCCAAGTATAAGGTAATCTTTTGCTGCGAAAGGCTCACCAACTTTAATGTCGTCCATTGGCTTCTTCACTCTCGTAGAATCATTTACGTCAATGTCAAGCAAGTACGCCGCGTCTGCGCCATTTTCATAAAAGTAATGCAGCTTTATTCTCTTTACATTTATTGAGCTTGTTTCACAATAGGGGATGGTCAAATAAGGGTCAGGCGTTGAGGGCTCAACTACAATGTCATTGCCATAAAACCGTGTTACGCCACTTTCAGCCCATCCACTAAATGTTGTGTTCACTTCAGTTGTTGTGTATGTCATATTGTGCTCCACTTGATATATTTTCCACTACCATTGTTGCTCGTGTAAACTTCATCAGCCCATTTGAAGAAGCACACATTTCCATTATGTTCAATCTGTGGTCGATATTTAGCACATTCTTTTACAATCGTGTCATAAGGAATCCATTTATGACGCGGTTCTCCGTCATCATGGACTATATACAAATGATAGTCCGTAATCTTATTTTTTCCATTTGTCCATATTCCATTCTGTTCTAGCTCAAGTGGTATCTGCTCATAGTGCGGCCCTTGTAGCGACTTCAAATCAACGTAAAGCTTTTTCTCAACGCCATCGTCATTATAGAAGACTTCATAATCGGCGCCAGCCTTCTGCTTTCTTTTGTCGGTAACTTTTTTATAGCCAAGGTATTCATAGTGAAGGTCGTCTTCGATAAAGCGTTTGAATACTCTGTTTCTTGCAATATACTTTTGCCCAATGAGTTCCTTCAACGAAGTTCTATATGCGTTCTCACCAGGGCGCAGCATATTCTTCTTGATTTGATCTTCTGTGATATTGTAAAGCTTTTTATATTCTTCGAGTTCCATGTTTGTTCTCCTTACGTATATTTAGTTAGTACATAACTTAAAACTTCAAGTTAACAATGTAAATGTGAAAAGTAAAAATAAAAAAGGCCAACTGATTAGAGCTGGCCTTTTATATGATTGATTGACTAAAAAAGATTGGACTTCTATAAAGCCCAAATAAGAACACATAAAAAAGAAATGCGAAACCAGTACAATAAAGACGGAACGCAATGCTTTTTATAGTTAGTAGATTAACTGAGAAAATGAACAAATAATAGTACTAGTTTTCATTTATAAGAATGCTAACTAAATATAAATAACGAGCTTAAAACAGAGTTCGCTAATATATTTGATGGTTAATATATAAATCGAAGTTTAGATTTTTATAGAACTATCTAACTATAACGTTGTTCCTTTGGTTGTTGACGCGTCCAATCGAACAGCCGAAGAAACAATAAATCCATTGGTTCTGATTCCTTATCCGGGCCCGGAATCTTTGGATAGGGAGTCAGAACAATGGAAACCTTATTAAACAAAACTTACAAAATCTTAAATCAAAAATCAGAACAACAAAAGTTAAATGACTTTCATTTAACTAAACCAGAACGCCCAACAAAAGACGTTTATTTTAATCCTTTCAACATTCCTGATTCAAGACAAAAATCAAAAACAAAAGAACAGCTTTCTAAAGTTTTAGCGTTTATTGATTTAAAGAAAAGAAGCCGCTTTTCTGATGGTGTTACTATAATGCCTATTGCGACAACATCAAAAAGATTGAGCACTATTTGGGGAAGTCAACAAAATATCTCTAACGCGATAAAATATATGATTAAGATTGGTTTGCTGGCTGAATATGACTCAACATATCAGTTTAACGCATATTATGATAAAGACAATAAGTGCAAAATGTATGCTTATTCATATGATGCCGAACAATCAATCAAATCATATTGTCAAATCAACAATATCAACAAATATATAATAAACAATACTATTACAACAATAGTACAAAACTTCGTTAACATTAAATCATTTGACTTAAATGAAGTACGTTTTTCGTCAAAACTACATTTGATGAAACCAGACAACTATTCAGTTGCTGATTTTGAAAACTATTTGACTTACTGTTTAATGGTAAACTACCCACAACTTGAAGTATATCAAGCGTTGGCTGATAAAATAAACGCAACATTTTATGCAGACGACTTTGATAGACAAATCGTGTTCAAACCAACGTTCACATGGTCAAAAGGAAATATTGCTGTAACTAAAATCGGCATTCGCGCTACTAATACTTTGGTTAGTGCAAAGAAAGACGTTGATGACGATGACAGAGAAAATCAGCTTTACAAAGAAGACGTTCTTAAACGTTACAACCTAACAAATCATTACGATGTAACTTCATCAGTTCCTCGCATTACATATTTGTTGAACAACGGCGTTTGGTTAGACGAAGACATTGATTTATATGAACAAATGTATAAAAACTTTATCAAGCTTTGCCCGTCTGAAACAATGGAATGGAATAAAGAAACAAGAAACATTTTTAAGTCATTTCATATGAACGCATATTTTGATAAAGAAACAAAGATTGCAGCTCACTTAAAAAGACGCATTGCAATGAAATCAAAATACAACAAAGAAGAATGGAGTGGCTTGGATTTTGTGATGCGTTCATACAGAAACGCAGTTGAACAGACTATTGGAACATTGAAATATGATTCAGAAGTGTTCTTTCATGAGAGCTGCATTTACATGGACGTTCTTTATCATATATTGTCAAGTGGCGTTGATTGTTGGCAGTGCTATGATGAGTGGAATACAGATAAATCTGTAGACGACATTCAATCAATAATCAAATCATATTGTAACAAATACTACAAAATATACATAAAACAAATCAAAACTAATAATACAACAATAGTACAAAACTTCGCGGTTGACACTAAGTCTTTAGCAGAACAAGCGTTAAATGTTGGTACTAACATTGATGTAATAAACTATTTTTGGAGTCGTTTAGAAAATACTAGGTAAAATCTTACATTTTTAATGAATATGCTAAATAATATGAACAACGAGCTAAAAGAACATATTGAAAAACTAATCAAAAAACTTCAAGAAGAGCATAAAGCTTTTGTTGAAAACTGTAAAAAGACTGGCAGAGCATACTACGAAATAGAGTTCTGTTAATATAGTCGAATAAAGAGCGTGAACATATGCGCTTTGCATTCTCCTAATCAAATCACCTTTTTAGAGGGCCAACTTGTTTTGGCTCTCTTTTTTTTATGATTCCAACTAAATAAATATGACACTAACACAAGAACAGAAAGACAGAATAATAAAAGACTTAAATGATTTTGCCGATAAACAGTACGGCGCATTGACTAAAGAGCAGCGCAAAAACTTGGGCGCTTTCTATACGCCTCCTGCATTAGTAATCAAAATGATTGAGAAACTAAAGAACGTTGACGACGACATTTGCGATTGCTGCATTGGCGCGGGAAACTTAATAGTTGGCGCAATCATCGCGGGCGCTGACCCAAAAAGGTGTTACGGCATTGAGCTTGATGAAGGACAGGCACAGCTTTGCAGAGACAGATTGGCTACATACGGAGTGCCGCCAGAAAACATTGTAACTGGCTCATGCTTAGATGAATCAAGCTGGGAAAAGTTGCAATGTTACAAAAAGAAAATACAGTTTGGAGTTAAGGCATGACTATATTGACTAATCCCGCTTTTGGCCTATTAAAGAAGCACTATCATTTTGAGAATGTTCTTGAAAAAGCAGATAAATCAGTAGTCTTGGCAACCTTTAGCTTTTGTAAAAGACTAGGACACATTTCATATATAATAAAACCAGAAGAATGGGTAGTCGTCACAGGCGGAATGGCAATATATGATAGTGACGATCTTAATGAATATGTTGAGCCAGAGTGGTTTGAATGGACATTGCTTTATGATTATGAGCCAGGATGGTTTACTATAAAAAACACACATTTTTCTGACGTTAATCGTAAACACGATTATGGCAACTTTAACTATAAACAACTTGAGCCAGATGATTTCATATCAAAATCATCTACTGCTAGAGTTAAAAAAGGCGACAGAAGAACTTCACCTCTTTTATGTTTTAAGGGCGTTGATATGGAAAAGTTCAATGAGCATAAAGAGCAAATCATTATAGACACTAACTGTTACACAACGATTTTTCATCGGCCTATAATGATAAGAAAGGAGTTTAACTGTATATGGTAGTCATTATGAATCCGCCTTATGACGGCTCATTGCACTTAAAGATCCTCCGTGAGGCGATGAAACATAGTGATGACATTGTAAATCTCAGTCCGATTAGATGGCTTCAAGATCCTCTTGCTGAATATAAAAAGAACAGCGATTGGGAAAGGTTTGAAGACGTAAGGGAAAGGATAGAGTCGCTTGACGTTATAAGTGCAAAAACAGCCACTCAACTTTTCGGCGCTGTCTTTGGCACAGACTTGGGAATATATAAGCTTAACAACAAAGGCGGCTTTGATGTATCATCACTTAAAAATGATTTAATAGTTAAACTTATACCAAAGTTTGTTAAAAATGGCGTTATTAAAGATGCGCCAAAAGAAAAGCTTGTTAAGTTTACTTTTCCTGAAATACATGGCCATGTTGGTACTTACGATTGGGCTGAAGTTACTTCTCGTGTTTGGAACATTGCAAATAAGGTTGAACCTGATGGGAAGCGTCTTACAATAAGCT